GGACAGGATAAATCCTTACCATCTTTCATAACAGTTTATCTTTATGAAAAATCCGTAAATTTATCCTGGGTTCCCGGTGGATAAAGCTATTTTACATTTGATAAAAAATATAAAAAGTTTTCAATTTTTTATATTTTGATGTTATAAAGGCGCGGGTGGAGGTCGGGGATAAATAAAATATCCATTTGGGTTACTTGTGTAGTTATCGTAGCGCCCAATGTATTTGTAAAAATTTCCACAAGAAGGGTTTCCAGTGCAAACCGTCGCCCTACTATTTTTTGCACGACGCACCGCAGTGCTTTGCCCTCCAATACCACTATTTCCAGCGCTATATTTGTTGTACAAATACGTCGGCTGATTGCAAATCAAACCATAAGACGGGTTTTTACGAACACCGGAACCCGTGTTTTTCTTATACATAAACCCATAGGGTCCATACCAATAAGACATTTTATTATACAACTATAAAAAAACTATTGGCATCTGCAATTAAACCCATGGGTAGTTTTATCCAAATTCCCTAAATCTTTTGTCTCATCTATAGTGGTTTTATTAATTTCTGAGTAAATATCCAATGTCCGAGCGCTCGCATCCCCAGCTGCAACATATTTGGGCATCCAGAAATAAGGTAACACGGATCCCTTTCCACCATAAGACTTTTCAAAGATCATACGATAATATATCTGTTCATACTTTTTATAGTCTGGAGGCAAATGCTGATTTATGGTTTGGAATAGGTTACCAGTTTCCTTAACATTGAAACAAACATTGATCAATAAATCCATATCATCAATAGAAGAGACAGAAGGAGATGATTCTTTTTCTATCATTTTCAAAAGCTCTGGCTTCACCTTTTCCTGAATAATCTCATACAAGGATCGCCCATGTTTGCTCACTCCATCACTAAATGCCTCCTTTGTTCTCCACAAAATAGTATCTGGTAGTAAAGATTTACCCAAACTATTCTTGAAATGCGCATGTGAAAAAGCGGTCCTTAACAAATGTTTTTCGCAAACATTATTGTGAACGTGAAAACGATACTCTGTAGAAAGAGATAAATAGAAGTTCACCCACGACTTGTCCAAAAAGGGAGTTCTCGGCTCCAATCCATGCGATGAGATGCACTTATCCGATCTCAATACATCAAACAAATAAATGTCCTTAAGTAGACGCCTGGATTCTTTGTCAAATTCTATCAAATCGGGACATTTGTACATGTACAAATATCCACCGCATAATTCATCCGAACCATCACCATTGAAAATCACCTTTGCCTCGCTATTGAGACAAATGTGCTTTCCAAGCAAATAATTTCCAATACTTGCGCGAACCGTAGTAGTATCATAGCTCTCAATCGCCTGAATAACTTCGGGTATTACATCAAACATCTGGTCTTCGGTCACGATAATCTCGGTATGCTTTGTCCCAAGATAATCTGCAACAATTCTGGCAAATTTAATATCCTCTGAATCAGATAAGCCAATACTATATGTTTCCAATTTAGAATCGGCGCCAAATCGGCGTTTGTGTTCATCGTTTACCAATGCTGTAATCAAACTGCTGTCCAAACCACCTGACAACAAACATGCAATTGGCCGATCGGTTGTCAGACACCTTTTTCTCACAGCGTCAACAAGGTGACGTTGAACCCCTTCAATGACCCACTCTGGATACAAAGATGAGTTTTTATCCAAGCTTTTATCCGTCAAGCTTTTATTCAAGCTTTTATTCAAGCTTTTATCCAAGCTTTTATCCAAGCTTTTATTCAAGCTTTTAGAAAAAGCCGGAATATGGTACCGAACATTCTTCTGCTTCGTTACCCACATAGACAACATTGGTGCGCTAATTTCAACCTCAGTATACGTCCCCGGTAAAAATTGTTCAATGGTAGTTCCAGGCATTTCATTTGTAAAATCACTCAAAACCTTCAACTCTGAAGCAAATCCAAAAATTTCACGATCAATATAAGAAACATAATGATTCGCACTTGACTTTGTCGCACTACTCTCTTTAAACAACGAGTACAAAGGGCGAACTCCATAAGGGTCGCGAGCTAAAAACAACCTACTTGCACTCTGTTCATGTTCTCCGTAAAAATCATAAAGTGCAAACGCAAAAACCCCGTCCAACATTTGTAATGTCTGTTCAATTCCGTATCTCTTATAAAGGTGTATAATCACTTCACAATCAGAATTAGTTTTAGGAGTGACTCCCATCATCTTATATAATTCTTTGTAGTTGTAAATTTCCCCATTGCAAATTAAATAGACTAATCCTTTTTCGTCGCTCAATGGTTGATTTGACTCAGAATCAAGCCCATTAATTGCCAGACGATGGAACCCAAATAATGTATTTTTATGGACGGTTTGCAATTTAGAAAATTCAGGCCCTCTTCCAGATCCCTTTGAAAATTGCTGAATAATAAAATCTTGCGACCAAGTGTTATCATTATTTAATAAACAAAAAATGCCACACATGAATCCTTTATATTATATACGATAAACAGCCTTTATATGTTTTGCACATAAAACAAATATCTATAGTATGTATAAAATGAATAATTATCCTTCATCATCTGATATTATAGAACAAACAAATGAGAGAATATCCAGTAGAAATATTCTGAGTCAAATGTTACAACCTTATTTAGATGTAAGACCGGTTCAAACAAAGTATGTCCATTTGCCAATTGTGGATACAAAACCTGTGCCAAAAACTATGTTGGTTCAACCGCCAATCTATTCTGTAAACCAAACATTCAATCCTGGAACAAGAAAATCACCTTGGTGTGGGTTTACACAAAATGTAAATATAGAGTCTGAACTCAGGGGGCAGAAATACGCCCTGCAAAAGGCTGACCAGGCGGTGTATGTACCATCAAGTAAAAGTGATTTATATACTTATAAATTTGAAAATAAGACCATTCAAGAACAACAATTCCCGCAATTATTTACGCCTCAAACCTTTCCAGTATTTAATCCGAATCCGGAAAATATAGGCAACGATTTTTTTAATAATAATACACGTGTTCAATCAAAGAACTTTACTCCCAACTAATTTTGTCGTGAAATTTCGTATTATTTAATTCTCCATCTTGTATAATATGTCAGAACAGCTTATACAAAATATCACCCTTGATTGTCTAATCAACAAAGAAATATATAAAAAAGCAATGTTGTCAAAAGAAACCCAACTAACAAACAAAAAGGACAAAAAATTTTACCGCAGAAGGGTATTAAACTTGACAAAACAGTTGTTACTGAATGAAAAACCTGAATTGCCGGATGATGTATATTATTGTTTTAATCAATATGTAAAAGCTTGCATTCAGCACTTCAAATTAGAAGACACCACGGAAATATGTCAGGAGGAATATACTCCAGACACGAATATAATAACAAATAAACTGGAAGATGATGAAAAAACTTCATTTGAACAAAAGGTAACAGATAATTTAATTATAAAAACAGTAAATGTTAAAACTCCGACTTTGGATAATTTTGTAAAAAAAATAAAAACAAGAAAAGAACAACCTCTAATTCTTCCCAAAAAAAAAGAAGTTGATTTGCGAAAACCGGAATTCAAGAATAAGGGAATTGTGAAAAAAAATAATGTTGTAAAAATATATACGGCTGAAGATGGGGCCCAAAATAAAGAATAAATATGGTAAATACGATAAAAATGAAGGGCTTGATGATCACATTAAAACGCAAATGAAAAAGGTTCAATGTAGTCCTCTTTCAAAATCCAGCAATTTAAATAAAACGTGCTTATCTAATGAAAACTTATTCAAATTAAGAGATCTTTGGAATAGTATTCACAAAGATGCAAAGATTTTATCAAGTGATCCAGACGAAATTTGGCAAACGCTTGACAAAAATATGAGAACGGTTTGTAATAATGAAATGTGTTGGACGACCCAGCCTTTTGTAGATAAAACGAGCAAAAAAGAGATTAATGAATCTTTTGCTCCTTTAGCACCAAAAGAATGGAAAAAAAATCCAAATGAGTGGTTATCAAGTGATGATATTTCAAGAGTCATGGATCAATATGAAAAAGCACATAAAAATTTCAAATTCATAGGGCCTTCTCCTATTGACTATGATGAAAAGATTGGTTTTGGTGTTTGCGTGTGGAATGAATTATGTAATTTTAAATTAAGAACTCATATAAATCATGGAAGAGAGAAGCTGGGAATTATTTTCAATTTGGATAATCATTCTGGTCCAGGAACGCATTGGGTGTCACTTTTTATAAACATTAAATCTAAGACCATTTTTTATTTTGACAGTGCTGGACAAAAGATTCCTAATCGTATAAAACATTTTGTAGATACCGTTATAGAACAAGGTGCAAATTTACCAACCCCAATAGAATTTAAATTTGACCAAAACCATCCAGTGGAACATCAAAGAGGAAATACTGAATGCGGAATGTATTCACTTTATTTTATTGTTCATATGTTACAAGATCATATTAATGGTGAATATTTGAAAACCCATAGAATCAATGATAAGTTTGTGGAAAATTTTAGAAAAATTTATTTTAACCATTTTTAATAACATAAATAGGTAATATATACTTATTTATGTCACAGTTTTTAGATAATACGAATCTTCAATTATTATGGGAAGTCATCCTTGATCAAAATATAATACCCCAAAAACATACAAACGACGTCCAGCAATATTTTTTACAACAAGTAAAACCATTTTACGACAATGAGAGAAACAAACACAATTCGTTAATGTCATTAAATAAATATTTTATTACTTCATTTCTCTCTTCATTAAAACCTCAACAATCAAGGACTCAACAATCAAAACCTCAACAAGTAACCCCTCAAGAGCCAATAACATTTGAAGATATTCAACAGAATCGTATATCCAAATTTGAAAAAGATTATTCTCAACGACAACAAGAATTTACGAGCGCCATGTCAGTTCCTCTTCCACAACAACCCAATTTTTCTGATGCACTGGACACTCCATTGCATGAAACAGAAGATATTGTTAAACGAATGATAGCTCAGCGAAATTTAGAGATGGAACAAATGGCCATACAATCAAAAAATAATGACAGGTCAAAAGTGGAACAATGGTTGAAACCATCCGAGACGTCTATTCAAGCAGAAAAAAATCCAAGAGGGTCGCAAGAATTTGTAAGAATTGATATTAAAGAGCTTGAATCACCGGCCGCATTAGAATCTGCAATCATTAATTTAGACGCTCCATTTGAAAAACATATAAGTTGGGGAAAGGATCAAATCCAAGAATACAGCCAAGAGTCAAACGAAGATATATTTTCAAAAATTAAAAAGATTTCCAATAAAAACCAATTTGTAGACGATCAGCCAAGAGATATAACAGAAAGAATTATTAATATGGAAAAACAAATTGATAAGTTAAGCAAAACGTTGGAATCTTATATGGAGAGAAATAATACAATGTTAACGTTGATTTATAATCTGATAAAAAAAGAAGAAGGTGAAGAATGACCAAAGCCAAAAACAAAACCAAACAAAACAAAACAAATAAAAAAAAATAAAAAAAATGAATAAATTTTAATATGATTGACATATAACAACCAAAATGATCAAACTATTATTGTTATTGTTTTTGCAGATTATGTCTGTAACTTCGTATAATATAAAACCAACCAAGTATGTTTATAGCAACTATGTTGAACAATGGGACTGCGGAGAGATACCGTGGGAACACGAGAATACACAAGTTATTTGCGTAGATAAAGTACCATCAACTAATCTTATGGTTAGTCCACCTAATAATTACAAAATCCAACGCAAAATAACTATGTTAAAAAGAATAAAGTTTGCAAAAGATGCATTAGGCAAAACGTTATATAACAACATGATTTCCATGGATAACTTACTTTTAGAAATCCAAGGTATAAATTATCCTCGCAATGATCTTGATTTTGCTCTTACACTTATCGCAATATTAAGTTTTAGAAGTAGCATTATTTATTACAGAAACACCAGTCAAACGGTAAAACAAAATAG